ATATAAAGAATAAGTGGTTTTTAAAATGTTATGAGATAGGTATAAAAAACAATCTAAAAAAAATAATCTACATAACTTTTGCTTTATCATTTATAGCAATAATGTTAGCAATGCGGTTCACTCGGTACCGCTATAATCCTATCAATCGGGGGATTTTCTTCAATGAACAAATCATTGAGAATAATATCACCCGTATAATCTTGTGCTAAATGCCACAAGTCCAAACTTCCGGTCAAACTCGGAAAAATAACACTCCTAAACAATCCTGTAATCTTACTTTCTTTGTATCTATACTCTGCATATCTCTCCTGATAACCAAATACTGCTGTCACGTCTGCGTTACCAGTATTAATCTCCTCCTGCAAAACTGCTTGCTCACCTATCTGCGCCAACACCGGCCAAAAATAATCAAACCGGGTTGTGCGCCTAAACATCCTTTCCAATCCAAACTGATAAGTTTGGTCTGCCCTCACACATACTAAACCCAGCAAAGTACAGTGCTCTGTAAAACTTTTATGGAAACCTGTAACCATACTTGCTGTCCCTATTCCTGCTAAATTCCCCTGTGGCGTCGTCGCCACCTGCACATCTGTTGCACTAAAACCTGTCTGCGCTATCGGGTTAATCGTAACTGGCGCGTATCCGCCGCCTAAATATTCCGGCCTCTGCTGTCTAGCATCCGGACTTGTAACCCCAAAATGCGCCTTAATCATCTCGGTGTACCTTGTACCACCGCGAGCGTCTCGCTCTAACAACTTCTGAATCTGCATGCTCTGTCGCAGCTGATTCGTCAAAACCTCTAATCCCGTTCTCTCGGTGTCCGTCGCGTCGTAACTCCACGCAACTCCGGCATTAACTGTCGACGTAGCTTGTAAATCGCTAACGTTCGGCAATCCGCCGGCGGACTTCATTCCTGTATTACTGGCTCCCGTTGAGAACAAAATGGTTTCCGCTGTACTCGTTACCGGAATACCTACACTGCTCGTGGCATTCAACGCTTTCATCGGCCACGGCAAACAACTCGTAAAATAATCGTGCCTCTTTCCGCGTCTCATCAACTTATACTGACTCTCTGTATCTGGGCCATTACTTGTGGCCCTTGGCTGTGGCTGACTTAAATTCTGGTCTCTGAACCACTCGTTATATATGAAATTATAAGCCCTATGCCAAAACGCACTACAGTTACCGGCCGCGCCGGACGCTATCGGCGTGGGAATCCCAAAATAATCACTAATACTACCATTCACTGGGTTCCCTAAATCAAAATTAACCTGAGGCACTACAAAATCGGTACTATCCGCGGGCGTGTCTTGCTCGCCCATAAATCTTTTCCAGTTCTGCCACAACAACCTATTCGGCACCGCGAAAAAAAACGTCTCCATATGGAGATTATCCATAATTGGCTTTAACGGTGTCGCTAACCTGGCAAAACTATTCATCCTCAACGTAAACGTATCTCCTGGCAACGCCTCATCCATATAAATGGGTATCAACAAACCAGCATCAAAGGTCGTCTTCAAACTATGCGACCTATTAAAAACACTACGTTGAATACTGGCCTTAGGCACCTGGGCAAATGGGCTATCGCCCCTACCCTTCTGCTTGCCTCCTGGTCCGCTATTAGTCGGCATCACTTACTCTCCTCAGATCCTGGGTGTACGCACCATTACAAACGTGCGTCTTCTCTGATCCCATCTCACCACTAAAAATATCAAAACTTCCTACCATCCACAACTGATAGTCTTCCGGATGCTTCTGCAAATCCGTACCTTCTGCGTTACACGCATCCAAAAAGGCTCTCTCAGCTTCACCTATCGTCATTACACTAAACGGGGGCTTATAGCCCTCGCTTTTCTTATCATAAATACTAAACAACTTCATAATCCACGCTCCGCTTTAAGATTAATTCTAGCTCTAGTACAAACTTCTATGTCCATTAATCTTTCTTCTGTCTCATCCTCCTTCCGCCGCTTCTCCGTCCTCGCAGCTTTTACCGCCGCAAACATCTTCGGGTTCTCCCGTTCTAATAATAAATCATAATAGGCGGGCGGCTTACTAACCTTTCCCTCGATCACAATTTGATCGCTAGGGTAAACATCATCCTTCCACTTATCGTACCAGGTCTTACCTATGCCTGGTCTGCTACTCATTGTCGCAAATTCTCTGACAGCTTCCCCTTCAACCATGGGTCCGCTGTTCTTCGCCAAGATATACTTGGCAACATATTGCGCACTTCCAAGGGTTAATGTGCCTATCTCACACATTCCCTTGGCCCAAACATCTTCTAGTTCTTCACTAGAAAAAACCACATTCCCCTTACGCTCTACGGTCTTAACCTTATCGGGAAAGTCATACCCGAATATTAGCGCGTGGTAATGTGGCCTTCTCGTCAACGTACCATACTCTCCAGCATGAAAATATCTTATTTTTTTGCAAGCACTACTTGCCTTAACACACTCTCTCTGTAACTTCTGCCTCAAGCTTCTAATAAATCCCGGAAAACCTCTACGGTCCAAACCGCCGTTAGGCGGCAAATGCTCCTCATCGTACGTCAACGTTATAAAACAATTCTTCTCGTGCATCTTCGCTTCATGCACGCATCGCACTCCCCATTCCCTGCTCCGTTCCAAACGGCAGCCCAAACATCCCCCGCACGGCACCTGCATGTGCATCCCTGTACTCTCTTTCCTTGAAAACACAATCCCTGCCGGCCCCGCTGCTGTCGGGGCTCCTCGCCAACCCTTAAGCGGGCTAAAACAAGGCATCTAAAGCCTAATCCCGCCACGCATCGGTCTCGACTGCACATTCTTACTCTTAATCCTCTTGGCTCCACTCCTGAAATTCTTCCTGCTGCTTCGTCTGCTCATCTTCTGTCTACGCATCAAAACCTCCGGTCAAATAAACATAAACTGCTACACAAATCAAAAACAAAACCGGTAACACAAAATTCAAAAATACTGCTAGACCTATCATAAACTTCATCATGGCACTACCTTTCTCGTCGAGGAATCCTCCTCGTAATATAATGCGAAAGGTAACATCATGCCAGATGCATCAATCTCGTGGTCCAAGAGTATCCTCGTCAAGCTCGAACGTAAGCTAGCTCGTCAACTGGAGACCGTAGAGGCCTCCAGAGAGGAGCTACTGGCCATCAAAGCATACATTGCTAGCCAGACCAAGCCTCCCACGTTCGGCTCTTAGACGCTATCCTCGGGGGCCAAATGGCCCCCAACCTGGGGGGTCACATCGATCCCCCCTTCTTTGCTCTCATCTCCAGCGCTGTAAACTCTCACGCTGTAACAACTTATCGCTACTATTAGTAGCACAAAACATACAATTCTGACTATTAACCCCTTGTTTATATAGTCACAGCTGGTATCAACCAGCTCACTCCTCGGGGTCATCTACACCCCCACCACTTCCACTAGCTGCTGCCACTGGCAAACCGGCCGGTATTTCCGGCCCAGCTACTAAACCCCACTCAACTAACTGCTCTGCATTCTGTGGATCGTTCACATAATCCAAAAATCCAGCAACATCACCACCTACACCATCCTTAACAATTAATGGCAAAGTATTCCATACAACTTCTGCCTCCATAACCTGCTCAAGCGCTGTCTTGTAATCTCCAAGTTCACTAACATCAACAAATTGCCCTGCTTCAATCTGTATGGGCAACGGCGCTCCTCTCTTAAACAATGCTACAATAACATTAATGTTACATTCTTTCTTAAACTCCTGCTTAGTCACAGCGATATTCGCTGCACTATTACCATCATATCCAAAAACTCTGTCTGCCATTATCGACTCCCCTTCGTAAATGGAACGTTAACACCACCGATCGCATCGGTAAATCCTCTAACACTATTCAACCAGGGATACTTTTCATACAACTTACCTATATTCACGCGTTTAACATTATCCGCCTGAAATCCTACGCTCTGTATCCCTAAAAACTTGCCCTTGGCATAACTCTCTGACGTCTCGGCCTGGGCCTTGAGTCCCAGTTGCCTCGTCGTCTCTGTCTGTCTTTTCATCATCTTCAACTCTGCCTTCATCCTCATGGCACTCATCGCACTACTCACGGCCGGGCTGATTACATCTTCAACCCTGGCCATGGCTCCGGCGGGGCTTGACGCCCCGCCTTGCATATAGGCCAACATCGGGTTTAATCCCGCGGCCTTCATATCCTTCATTGCCCTCTGGTACGCGGTACTAGACATTCTTTCCTGGAAAGCCATCTGTTCCCGCGCTGTCTCTCGTCGCTGCCTATTGGCTCGATCGCCACCAAATATGGTGGCTCCTGCGGCAATTAAGCCACCTAAAATTAAAATCATTAGAAGTGATCCACGAATCCTGGCGTGCCAAATACTGGCATCGGCCGGGCACACTTCAAATCTACAAAACTATCATACAAAAAATGCGGTTCACTCGGTACCGCTATAATCCTATCAATCGGGGGATTTTCTTCAATGAACAAATCATTGAGAATAATATCACCCGTATAATCTTGTGCTAAATGCCACAAGTCCAAACTTCCGGT